GAAGAAAAGGGACTTGGTCCCGCCAACAGGAATCTAATAACCAATTAAATCAATGACATACAACTACTATTCGTAAAAAATGGGGAGCCATTTAAGAAAGCCGTAAAAATCGATTAACATGAAAAAATTATTCTCCAATGCGGAGCTAGGGCTGATGAGTACAAAGAAAAGTCACAACAGAAAAAAAATTAAAGCGACCTTCCCTAGGCCAGATTTTAAGAAAGATCGAGTAGCTGAAGCGCCGCCGGAGTATTTGGAGCGGCTCGGACAATATTCAGACGTTGTGGCGCATTGTTTAAAGATATCGCGTCAATACGGGGGATATGCCTCACCAACGTCACAGCACGCGTGGGCATCGATCTTATTTACGGCATTGTGTACAAGGGCAGTAAGCCTGGCATTTTTGGCACCATACAGTCAATGGGCAAAACGTGATTTCGAGCATTGGGATTACGCTTCTGTGGCAAACGTCGCACGAACCCTCATGGAGACTCGCCTAAATTACTTCTACTTGTGTATTGAAGAATGCTCGCGCGAGGAATGGGAGTGTCGCTGGAATATGCTTAATTTGCACGATTGTCGGTCGCGCATAGAGCTTCTGAGTGCTCTTCCTAACAACCAAGAGAACATTGCCGGTTTTCAGGAGCAAATGGCCGACCTAACTAATCGCCTACATAACAACGCGTTCTTTACGCAGCTGCCCGAGTCGTTCCAAAACAAAGTCCTCAAAGGTGGGAAGGCACATTTATTCACTCTTGAAGAAATGGCCGTACGCGCCGGCATAGAACTAGATCACTTTCGAATGTTCTGGAAGCTTATGTCTTCACATGTCCACTCGTTACCAATGTCGTTCTATCGAATGGCAGACAATGAGCGTGGCCGAGGCGTCCAAACGAAAGTGGAAGAAGGCTACACGACCATGTTGCTCTCATTTTGCATGACACTTTTGGTGCGCTCCCGCGATGAATATATTGTACTCATGGACGGAATAGAAAAACAAGAACGTCAGCCGAATAGCGAGTACAACGAATAGGGATGCATATGTCGAAAAGTATATCAACCTAGCTCATAGCGAGTCAGCTTGCGTGACTCGGGTTCGACTCCCGCCGTCCCACAGTTACAAATCGCACAAGCCATTCCAGATTTAGCCCCCCTACTCAATACTTGTCGTGACAGCCGGAAGTTGCCTCAAAAACATTAATAAATCAAAAAAGTAGTAAAAAGTATTGTTTTTGAGAATAAAAATACCCATAAATAAAATAAAATTCTTCCTTTTTGGTTGAATTATATTTTATTTGTGTTATTGTTCATCATAAGGACTACGGTCCTTTTTCAGCAACCTCGACAGGTGCTGATTAACTTACTAGGAGAAAACAATGTCTACTCAGCTTGGAAAGGAATTGAAAAAGCTTCGCATTGACTTAAGCATGACACTTATGGATATGGCCAAAGTGCTGAATTTGTCTGCAGCTTTCCTTTCTGCGATTGAAACGGGTCGCAAACGAGTGCCAGATAATTTTCTGGAAGTTCTTTCGTCAAAATTTCCGGCTGTTGCAAATGCACGTAACAAATATGAGGTATTGATAAACCAGGCAAGAAAAGAAGTAGTTGTTCAATTCGATGAAGCGAATCACGACGATGCAGTTCTCGCTACGGCATTGGCTAGACGATTCAACACAATGTCATCAGAAGAGAAGGAAGTGTTGCGTAATATTTTTAGTAAAGAGAAATAATCATGACAACAAATTTCAAGAACAGAACCGAAGGGACTGTGGTTCCTGCGAGATCGAAAGAAAACATTGCAGCAAACGCGGCCATCCTAAGGGAGTTCTTGAAATTATCGGACCGCTCATATTTTCCAGTTATGGAAGTGTACGAGGTTCTCCACTATCTATATCAAGACGCAAGTTTTGAAGTTCGAACAATGGCGGAAATGGGCGGTGATCATGGCCGAACATACCCTGACAGACATCTAATTTATATTCGTGAAGATATTTATGAGCGTGCGCACGCAGGCAATGCTCGTGATCGATTTACGATGTGCCACGAATTGGGTCATCTGATGATGCATCAGGGAGTTGCATTGTCACGGATCGACCCAATCAATCCTCCAAAAATTTACCGAAACTCCGAATGGCAAGCGGATACCTTTGCTTCATATTTGCTAATGCCGAAAAATCAACTTTGCAATTACTATGCGGTTACTCAAATTGCTGGGGATTTTGGTGTAACTCTTGAGGCTGCCTTTGCAAGGCGGTCTGATTGGAAAAGCGCCTAAGGAGGTAGGACTCCAAAGGCGCTTAGGGAAAAGAAAACTGAACAACAGACCCCAGTTTTCTCTTATGTTTCTTGCTGGTGGACAGCACCAAAATAGTATGACGTCAGGCGCTGAATTGCAAGAGCTAAGTTTCGGGATCGGGTCAATGTGAACGAAAGGTCTTGCCATGTTAACATGCCAATATCCCAAGTCCGTGCATGTCTGCGCATATCAGCGTTTCCGTAGGGGAAAACTGGAATCTGTGTGCGCACATTGCCGGTCTACACCGAAGTAACCGCTAGCCACGGGACGAGGGGTTGTCCCCTCGTCCCGCTTCGCAGCTAAATTGGCTTATTTATTAGGCCAGCTGCCTCATATAAAGTTTCGTAGAAAAGCAGACGAGTCAGTCGCCAGAAACCTTCCGAGGCTGCATCATTCCGCATCAAAAAATTCCGTCCTATCTTGAGGTAGATGGGGGATTTCCCCCTATGTGTATCATTTTTAGAAATTTGAGTCAAAACTGACCAATTTAGCGGACAGGCGTGGCGAGGGGATGACTGCGCGCACTCGCTCATAATTTCTATCACCTAGTTCACAGCGTGAAATGAGACTGAAAACCCGCCCCGGCTCTACCTCCCACTATTTACTGTAGCAAATTCGTAGCAGGCGAATTTAGTTGCCCTCTCCCCGATTTTCCCCCTCCGAAATTCCCCTCGCGGCTCGAAAATCTACCCAATGCACACCAGGTTGCTCTTCCTTTCTTGCCATTTTACCCATACTCTGTAGAATTGATTCAACGCAACTGTCAGGGGCACGCATGGCATTACGAAAAATAATCGTTGTGGGTGATAAGACAACAACCGGAGGCGTAGTTCTGCCAAACGCCAACGGCACATTTAGCGTTGGCGACGCCGCGCACAAGGCCGCACTAATCGGCGGCCAGGCGTCATGTCTTGCCTGTAAGGGCACGGGAACTATTGCTAAAGCTGGCGGCCCGCGTCGTATGAATTTCATGGGTGAAGTTGCTCTGGAAAACGATATCGTCCTCTGTAAATGCCCCGTACCGCCGAAGCTTGTGGCGACGCTGCATCAAACCATGACCTATGACGATCAAGCCGAATCCTTGGGAAACGTGTCCAGCGCCGCTATTGCGGACCAGCACATCGCTGCAATTCAGAAAATTCACGAAGCTGGCAGCTTTGACGAAGCAGTTCATGTTTCGCAAGAAGGTCATGCCATCGATCTGGCCGGTTTGCCATTCGTGATCGAAACTGAAGATGGGCGACGTATCAGCGGGACAATGAACGCGAACGGTGAGCTGCCCCGCACGGCAACTGACGGTATTGGCAGCTACGAAATTTTTTGGGGCGATGATGCCTTGGAGAGAAGTGTCTAATGGCGCATCCCGCAGCAGGTCGGCATAAAATTCCGACCAACGATACACCAGGATCTGTCCTCAAGCTTCAAGTGCAGCCGATCACGTTTGCCCAATTATGGGATAACTATGTCAGGGGTAATCCTTATGACGATCCGAACGGGGAATACGAAAATCAATGCGCAATCCGCATGAGCGCCACCTTGCACAAGTCCGGCATCGATATGAAATCATTTTCCCAGAATGTTGTTAAACCAGACGCTGGGAAAAAAAGCATCGGTCGGATTCTGCTTGACGGCAAGGCCACAGCTACCCGAGCTGATGAGCTGGCGCGATGGTTGAGCATGAAACCGTTTGCCGGCCTGCCCGACAAGCCTCAAGACATTACCGGATCCGATTTTGAAAGCAAAATCAAAGGGAAAACCGGCATCATATTTTTCGGCGGCTACTGGACGAGAGATGGCGAAGCGGCAGAATCTGCCTCTGGAGGGCATATCGATCTTTGGAACGGGTCGCGCCTAACGAACAATGGCGCGATGGGGACAATGGAAAACGTGATGCGTTGGAGGCTCGGCATCCAGGCACCGTGGATACCTGTTTACTCAGACTTGAGAAAAGCAAAGAAAATTTTATTTTGGGAGATGAAGTGATCCGAAAAATATCAGTTTTCATTGCCGGTTTCTTGTTTGGCTTTTTGATCGACTTGATTCCGCGCTTGACCGAATTATCTCTCAATGTCTACCTCTGTCGCGAAGCCTGCCCAGCTTGGTTTAGAGGTGCGTCCATGATTGCATATCTGGCGATACCGATATTCTGGGGAGTGTTCGCACTTTGGACGTTTGGTCGAGAAGGTATCAGCGTAGGTAAAACACCGAAGGCCATAGCTTTTGCCGCCTCACTGTTGCTAATTTGTACGATTACCTGGATGGCATACGCTTATCACAATCAAATAATTTAAGGATTCTGGGGAGAGCAAGCATGTTCAACACAGGTGACACGGTTGATGCAAAATTTTTGATTGTGGGTCAATGTAGTGATGCTGGTGGGATGGGGACGCTGGTGTTTGTCACTGCGGTCGGAACAAGTCAACCGCGCCTTGTACTGAAGTATTGCAAGCTCGCGGGCGAGGAAACACGCGCTCGATTCCGACGAGAGGTTAGAGTAATGCAACAGTTTGCAGGGAATGGCTTCGTGATGCAGATTGTCGACGCAAACTTAGAGCATGACCCTCCTTATTTTGTAATGCCGTTCTACGAACATGGTGACCTTGCGACGAGAGCTGCGGAAATTAGAAATAATCTAGCTACGCTCGAAATGATTTTCAACCGCATGATTGACTGCCTCTTTCAACTTCATAGCAAAGAAATTCTTCATCGCGACATCAAACCGCAAAATTTTCTGTTAGGCGCCGGCACGCTAGTCGTATCGGATCTTGGGTTGTGTTCAGAAATAGATTCGCCAACTGCATTTACGCGAAGTTCAATGTATTGGGGCACACAGGGCTATCTGCCGCCGGAGTATCTGAACGGCGGATTCAAATCCGCTGACGTAGCAGGCGACATCTTCATGCTAGGAAAAACTTTTTATGTCATGTTAAGCGGTCGCGATCCGACATATTTAGTTTCTGACGATTTGCCAGGACCACTCTTCCCCGTGATAGATCGCTGTTGCGCGGTTGCAAAGGGTGGTCGGTATCAATCACTTCCGTCACTTCGGCAAAGTCTCACCGCTGCGTTCGATGTCATTCTTGGTCGTGCCATTGGACCTGGACGTGCGTACGGCGTTCAACGTGCAATTATTGATAGGCTCAAGGCTTCGGCACAGTATGATCCGGCAGAGGTTACTCGCTTCGTCGACGAGTTGGCGGTGTTAGAGGAGCAAGATAAAATTCAGATTTGCCTTGAGTTGCCTAGCGAGATATTTTTTGTCCTGTCGCGCGAAGAAGTTCAGCAAAATCAACTCGGCCAATTCATCGCCATCTATCGACATATGTCCGAAGAGGCTACCTACGCATGGAGTTTCGCAGAGGACATTGCCGACAACATGAAAGTATTGTTCACTGGACCTGTCGTAAGTGCAGCCAACAAAGCTGAAGCACTCAAGGTCGCAATAATTGCGGCTACCCGGCAAAATCGCTTTGCTGCGATGGACACATGTATCTCTATGATCATTTCGATTACTGATCAGGAGTTGGAGCTTGCGCAACGAGTGCATGAAATCATGGTACAAGATCCATGTTATTTTTTACAGAATATAGATCCGTCAAATTGTCACGCGCAGGCGATTCGTGCGGCATTAGCAATCATAAAAGATAAAAAATAAGCTGCGTTGCAATCATGTAAATCAATCACTCGCTGAGTAAAATAAAATCATGAAAAAGAAAGATAACAAGAAAAACCTAGTTACCGGCCGGCTCGGCGACAAGGTCGTAGAAGTGAAAGTGGGGGGGAAACGAGCGGGGAAAAAAACGGCCAGCTTTGACGATATGTTGAAGATTAAACCGAAAACTCCTCCTAAGAAGCCGAGATAAGTTGTGCGAAATCAAATTCAGGGGTTTAGATCAGGCCGACGCCGGAAAAGAGCGTGCGAATCAATGGCAGGCTCGTGTACGACCAACGAGGTCGAATCCAGAACAGATAAAGTCTTTGATTCAAAGGAAGTTGCATATTACGCAGCGTCTATCACTGCGTGGTTTTCCACCAAATTGGAGTATGACAAGTCGTTTTTGACATTATCGACAGCCGGGTTAGGACTACTATTGACGTTATTGGCCACTAACGTAGGGCAAGGTACCGGTGAAACGCTTACTAAACTATATGTTCTGGCCATAGTAGCTTTTTCAATTACTATAGGGTGCGTGCTAGTGATTCTGAGCCAGAATGCTAAACAGATCGAGCTCGTGCTTAATGCGGACCCAGAAAATCCTGATAGTGCGAAACATCTTTATCTAACAGATCTAGATAAATTTACCGCAATTTCATTTGCTGTTGCAATTTTTTGCACAGCGTGGATTTCCGTTGAAGTAGTGCTTAGTTCAGATACGGGGAAAAAAATGACTACTGATAAAAGCAATAAACCGACTCCAACAAAAGATAGCTTTGCAGAAATGCGAAAACTGCAGGAGTTGAACAAAAGCTTTCAAGGGATGCATCAAATACAACCAGGTGCAGCCGCGCCCAAGCAACCTCCAGCGTCCGCTCCTAAAACACTTTCACCAGCACCGGTCCCAGCAAACAATGGTGTTGTCGATACTGGCAAAAAAGAATAACCATTGCCATAATTTGTCTTGAATGCTGGAGTTAAAACAAAACGCCGTTCGATTCGATTTTCTTTTCTTTCGTCGACTTCGGCGCTGGTCGCGCCGCCATTAACTCAACAGGATAGAGCTGCAGGTACGATCTAGCGCGTTCCGGGTCCTGGCATTCAAGCCAGTCGTCATACTCTGACGGTGGAACGATCACCAATGACCGTTTTTCATCGCCTGGCTTGTGGAATCGCTTCATCAGCGGATGGTCGTCTGCATTGACTGTAATTTGCGTGAACGAGTGCGTTGTCGACCCGTCAGGTTCATGCCATGCACGCCACAAGCCGGCCACTGCAAACGACGCTTGATCTGCCATGCCAATGCTCCAGCGGACGGCTACCCCAGTCTCGTAGCAGGGCTCATAGAACAATTCCATCGGGATTAGACAAAACTGTGTGGTACGCCAGTACTTGGCGAAGCTCTGCTTTTGTCCTATCGTCTCAGCGCGGGCGTTCATCGTAGAAAATTTCTTGACGCCAGGTGGAATATGCCGTTTCGGCACCATCGCATAGCTGGCCAGGATGATTTCGGGACCGTCCTCACCCATTCGAATAATTGGCGCGGAGTAATCGTTATATATTTCATGCGGCCAGTCCTGTTGCGGCGGGCGCATGACGGAGACTATCGACGGCAGCCTATCTCGCGGCGTCGCATTGTAATTTGTACACATGGTTCCGGCCTCACTAGTGCGTTCCCGATCTAGTCTACCCGCGCCGCGACTTTTTGTTGCGTCATCAGTTCCAATATCTCTACCCGCCAACTCTGCACAAATGTCTGGTGCGACACTTCATCCTTCTGAAGGCCGACTATCAACATGTGGTCCTTGGCAATTCCAACGACGACGGCATCCTGAAGCGGTGGCATTGAATCAAATCCCCCATTTATGAGCCGTGCTACCTGGCTTGTACGCTCCGCCAGGTAGTCGCTTTGTTGACGCTGCAGGCGCAACTCTCCGCATAGACAATTCATTTTGCGCATCGCAAGGACTTTAGTGTCAATCGGGCGCCCCTCGTCCCAAAGACATTCCACTCTGACAAACATATCTGCCCCCAATATTTGATATATAGAAATATGGAAAAATTGGCCTTACAGCAGTTGACTGCTCAGACCCGACAATGCGTCGAGCGAATCAATGAACCCTGTGGAAAGCTTCGTAGATCATCGAAAATGCACAAGCAATCGCACTTGATTTGCCAAAATCCACGGGATCGTCGTTAAGTGGATAATTGAACACGCCAGAGTGCTTAATTAAATTGATATAAGCCGGCTGCAGATCATTTGAGCGGTTCAATTCGTCCAGGACTTCAGTTTCTATCGAGTGAATTAGCCGCCAGGTGAGTGGCAATCCTGCGGTGCGGTGGCGGACGACTATCGTATGGATAATTGGCTCTGCGCGTGCAATTACGGCGTCAAATTCGTTCATATCGGTGAGGCGCATAATATTCTCCAAAGTGCAAATATACTGTATGTATGTACAGTATAAGCGCTAATCGGATTTTTGCTGAAATTCCGCGCAAAGTGCGTTATTTTGCGTCACGCTGATGCAGTCAAATTCACCGCGAACCCCACCTGGCCTGGAAAGTTGGCGTTTTTGCGAACTGCGTTAAAAGCAGTGCTTTTAACGAAGCCGGCAGGCGTGGGGGGGACTACGTTTTAAAGGCCGTTGCCGGCCGGTTTTTCATAACAAGGCAACAATGTCGGGACGATAAAAAAGCCGCACAGGGCGGCTCAGATCGATGCAGGTGCTGCCGTTACAGCATGGCAGCGGGTCGGGTATACCGTTAACGTCCGGCGCGCCTAAGCGCCTCCTGTTCCTTCTCGTAGTCGTCCCGGCAATCCGTATTGCAGAACAGCGCGCCATGGGCGACATCTTCATCACAGTAGTGGCACCGGCCATCGGCTTCCAGCTGCGGTGTGCGGCGCGCATGTGCCATGGCTGCCTTGATGTCCTGGGCAATGCGCCACTCGGCGCGGTCGGCTACGTCGCTCATGCTGCTTTCCCTTCCATGTTCCCCAATGTGTATTCGCTAAATTTCACTACCTCTTCCCCCATCCATTCATTGATCGTTAAGAATTGCGATTGCAGCGGCACCAGCTCATTGCGGGCGAACACTCGCGCCGCTGGCTCGACTGCGCCGAAGCCGCCAGCATTGCTGGGCATGATCCCCATCAGCTGCGGCGGCACGCGGTGCGCCGCCAGCAGGTCGTCCCTGGTCACGCCCTTGATGTTAAAAAATTCGTCTTTGGCTGCGACCTCAGACACCGGCAGGATCTGGATGCCGTCTTTCTTGCCCCCAGGTGCGTACATGAACACGTTGCGGAAATTGCCCGGCCCTTTGCTCTCGCGCAGCGCGGTGCGCAGCTTGTCCACATCCTTGATGTCCTGGGCAGCGTCAGTCATGTAGAGAATGAAGCCGGCGTGAGAGCCGTTCTTGTAGTACTTGCGCCGGAACAGCGTGGCCGATTCATTGAGCCAGGCCGACTGCAAGGCGGACAGGTATTGCGGCAGGCCGTACACCTCCTGGTTCACATCCGGGTCCATCAGGTGGAACACCGTCCCCTTGGGAAAGGCATGTTCCTGATTCCACCCCTGCACAAAGAAATAGTTATCCAGCTCCTGCCCGCGTCGTGTGTATTTGGCTAGCGAGTGGGTCAACTGCACCAGCCGGCCTGTGCGGCTACTGCGCTGTTCGGGGTAGGCATTGCCAAAGGTGAGAAAGTCCAGCGCCAGTCGCTTAAACGTATCCCGCGACAAGTATTTGTTCGGCAAAAAGGTCGAGGTCAGAATATTGGTTTTGAAATAAATCGCGCTGCTATGGTGGACGCTAGCGTTAAACGACTTCGCCAGCCCTTGCCAGCTGACCGGCGGCTCGTACCAGCGGCCATTGAGCCAGCATTCCAGGTTCTCCATGATGTCGGCCTGATCCAGCACCGGCATCGGGTCGCCAAACGAGAACGCCTCCATGGACGGCGCCGGCGGAGATAGCTGGTCGGGCAGCACTGTCGCTGCTTGTTGGGTTCGCTTAAAACGTTGTTTCTTCATCCCGTAAAAATCTCCATAAATGAGGTGGTGGCTTTCGATATGCCTTCTATCGGTTCGTGATCAAGCGCGTGCATACAGGCCCAGGCCAGGTCGGCGTGGCCGGTTTCGTCGGTGCGGCCGGCGTCATACGTGACTTGCCTGCCGCTGGCGGTAATGGTTTTGCGGATTGCCATAAAGGCTTGCGCCAGGTCGGTGGCGCCGGCGTCGAATTCGAGGCGCCCCTTGCTGATGACGTCCTTGGCTTTCAAGACCATGCGGACCTTGACCTCGGCGGAGTAGTTGATGGCGGTCGCATTCGGAAAGAACTGCTTCACAATCGGAAACACGCCGATGCCCATGCCGGTCGTATCGATGCCGATATAGTCGACCTGGTAGCGCAGGGTCATTTGCCGAATGGCTTCGGCCTGAGCCGCAAAGTCCATGCCGCGCCATTGGTGGCGCTCCAGGACACGGAACTTGCCACCGGCGACCAGCGGCGGCGCCAGCACCACGCAGCCGGCGCTATCGCCAGTCAATGAGGGGTCGTAGCCGATCCAGACCGAGCGGTAGCCGAACGGACGCGCCGCAAACGGTTTGACGTCGTCCCAGGCTTCCCAGGAATCGACCATGCAGCGCTGCAGCTCGGCCAGCGGGAATATCGATGCGGTGTCATCGATAAAATTACACATGAGCAGGTTCTCGAACTGGTCGGGGCTGTATTCGAAATTGCGCAGCTCATCGATGTCGAACAGATTGCAGCCGCCGCGCTCGGCGTCCAGGATGGTGACGATCTGGCGCCAGATCTTGTCCTGTCCCGTAAAACCGCTCATCAGCTTCGCATGGCTGATATCAATCTTGACCTGGTCGACTTTGGGACGGCGCTTGTTGAACAACTCTCCGGTCCAGAATGGATATGCCTGGTGCGTGGTCGATGACGGCGTCGAGAAATAGGTCTTGCGCCATTGCTTGTGCAGCGCCATGCCGGAGGCGACCTTGTTCAATTCCTGGAAATTGTGGGTCCAGAAAAATTCGTCAAAATAGAAATTGCCGTGATAGCCCTGGGCTGTTCTCGCATTGGTCCCCAGGAAATACAGGTGCGCGCCGTTCGGCAGCACAATCGGATCGCCCGACAATTCCACGCCCGCCGCTTCCTTGGCGAACTGGACGATGTACTGCTTAAAAACGTGGGCTTGGGCCTTCGACGCCGACAGAAAAATCTGATTGCGGCCAGTCGCCAGCGCGTCGGCCAGCGCCTCACGGGCGAAATACCAGGTTGCGCCGATCTGGCGCGATTTCAGAATCACCCGCGTGCGCTCATGGCCGTTGCGATACCAGACCTTTTGGTAGTCGAACAGGGAATCGCGGAAGGCGTCGAGTAACTGGCTTTGCTGTTCTTCGCTGAAATCGTTGCGGGTCGGCTTCTTCTTCGGGCCGGCATTTCTCTTATCCAGGTTCGGATTGAGATCCGCCTCGTTGCCCCCGCCGTCATAGCGACGCTTGCGCGACATTTGCACCAGGGAGCGTGTCAATAAATCGATTTCCTTGAAATCGCTGCCGGTCTTGACTTCCTTGCCGACCAGCTGGACCATGCGCGCCTCAATCGTGCCTTCTACGCGGTCGATTGCCGTCGACAAATGCCATTTATCGCGCTCCTTCCAGCTGGCGACCGTGCTGCGCTTGATTTTTAAATGCTTGGCAATCGAGGAGATACGCCAACCCTGCCAGTACAGGCTGCGGGCGGCGTCGCGCAGCGCGGCCGGATCGTCGACAACGGCGGTGAACTTTGCGGGTATGCCTGGCGCGCGCGCGGCGCTGCGTTTGGCTGATTTGGATTGGACGGGCTTGATTAACATGCCGCCAGCGTAGAGGGCAACGCTTGTAAAAGCCCCTGCTAGGGAGTCGCTAAGGCAGTTATCAACCCGCTGCCGATTGTTGAGCGGCGCAACAAACCGGACCATGGCGGTATTCGAACTCTTTCACTTTCGCCACCATGTCCACACCGACCGCCAAGCCCGTAGCAGGTAAGCAATCCAAATTCTTCCGCGTCGCCGTCGAAGGCGCCACCACCGATGGCCGCGTGATTGATCGCAGCTTTATCGAACAGATGGCCGCCACTTTCAATCGGCAACTCTATGGCGCCCGCGTCTGGCTGGAACACCTGCGCAGCACCTTGCCGGACGGCCCCTTTAAAGCCTATGGCGATGTGCTGGCGGTGAAGGCCGAAGAGGTGGTACTCAATGGCGCCAAGAAGCTGGCGTTGTTCGCGCAGATCTCGCCCACCCCTGAACTGGTCGCCATGAACCAGGCGCGCCAGAAGATCTATACCAGCATCGAGATCAATCCGAAGTTTGCCGATACCGGCGAGGCTTACCTGGTCGGCCTGGCCGTCACCGACAGCCCGGCCAGCCTGGGCACGGAAATGCTGTCGTTCGCCGCGCAGCACCCCGACAGCAATCCGCTTGCCAGCCGCAAGCAAGATCCCGACAACCTGTTTACGGCAGCGGTGGAAACCGCGCTTGAATTCGAGGACATCCCCCCACCTGAACCCGAAGGAATCAAATTGTCCGACACCCTCAAAAATCTGTTGAAACGCTTTTCCACAAAGACCGCCGGCGACGATGCGCGTTTCGGTGAACTGGTCGACGCCGTCGAGACCCTGGCAACGCATGCGAATCTGAGCGCGGATGAATTTGCGGAAGAAAAGAAGCGCGTCGATACGCTGGAAGCCGCGTTGCAAAAAACGAACGATGAATTCGCGGCATTCCGCCAACAGGTCGAAACCACCGACGCGAACCCGACGCACCGCCCGGCTGCGACTGGCGGCGCCGGCGACCTGGAAACCGAATTCTAAGCACGCCTCCCGTCCATCACGATCACCGACCCCATATAGCCAGGAGTAACCCCGCATGAAAAAACATACCCGCTTAGCCTTCGATAAATACGCCCAGCGCCTGGCGCAATTGAACGACACCGCCAGCGTCGCCCAAACCTTCGGCGTCGATCCGAGCATCCAGCAGAAGCTGGAAACCAAGATCCAGGAGTCCAGCGAATTCCTGGGCAAGATCAACGTCATTGGCGTGACCGAGCTGGAAGGCGACAAACTGGGCCTGGGCATTTCCGGCCCGATTGCCGGTCGCACCAATACCGACAAGGGCGACCGCAAGACTCGGGATTTGGCGTCCCTGGATACCCAGCGCTACCGATGCGAAAAAACCAACTTCGACACCCACATCAAGTATCAGACTCTAGACGCCTGGGCCAAATTCCCCGATTTCCAGCAACGCATTGCCAATGTGATCCTGCAACGCCAGGCGCTGGACCGCATGGTGATCGGTTTCCACGGCACCAGCGTTGCCGCCGATACTGACATTGTGAAATATCCCATGCTGGAAGATGTCAATATCGGCTGGCTGGAACACTACCGCCGGCAAGCGCCGCAGCGCGTGCTGCATGAAGGTAAAACGCCTGGCAAAGTGGTTATCGGCGCCGGCGGCGACTATGCCAATCTGGACGCCACCGTGTTCGACGCCCTCAACCTGCTAGATCCCTGGTATCAGAAAGATGCCGGCTTGGTTGCCATCGTGGGCCGGGCGCTGTTGCACGACAAATATTTCCCGCTGGTGAATACCAAGCAGGCGCCGACCGAGACGCTGGCCGCCGACATCGTCATCAGCCAGAAGAGAATAGGCGGCCTGCAAGCGGCGACGGTTCCGTATTTCCCCGACAACACGATCCTGATTACCCGTTTCGACAATCTGTCGATCTACTGGCAGGAATCGGCGCGCCGGCGCCGGGTAGTCGATGAAGCCAAGCGCGATCGTATCGAGAACTACGAATCGTCCAATGACGCGTATGTGATCGAAGACTACGGCCTGGGCGCCATGATCGAAAACATCGAACTGGTGGCCTGACATGGCGGAACGCTCTCCCGCCCAGCGCCATAAGGCCCGCGTCCTGGCCGAGCGCGCCGCCGCCGACGCCCAGCCGGGCGGTATGACCGGCGGCACCGCCTACGAAATGATGCTTTATAAACTGGCGAACGACTGCCGCAGCTTGGGCAGTATCCAGTCGGTGGCGCGCAAGATCGAAGTCAAGGCCAAGCTGCTGCCGGAATACCAGGACTGGATAGACGCGGTGCTGTCCGCCGGCAAGGGCGGCCAGGACGACGTCTTTACGACGCTCCTGGTCTGGCATATCGACACCGGAGAGTATGCGCGGGCGGTCGAGATGGCGCGCTATGCGATCCAGCACAAGCTAGCTTTGCCAGATCAGTACAGCCGCGACATTCCGACCATGCTGCTGGATGAATTCTCTACGGCGTATGCCAGCGGCAAGCTGGCCGAGGACCCGGCGCTGGCTATCGACATCCTAGCGCAGGTCCAGCTGTTGACGGAACACTGCGACGCGCCGGACCAGGCGCGAGCCAAGCTGTTCAAGGCAGCCGCCTACGCGATGATCGCGGTCCTTGACCTGGCCGGCAACGATCTGTTGACAGCTTCCCAGCTGCCGCAGGCGGAGGCGGCCCATCAGCTGATGGAACGCGCTGTCGCGTTGTTCCCTGGCGTTGGAGTGAAACAGGTCATGGACCGGCTGCGCACGCGCATAGTAAAAGCCGTACCTGGCTAAACGAGCACCCCTGGCGCACGGCGGCGCGGGTCGATGAACAAATCATTGCGATGTCGTTCTGACGCCCGCCCACCGCCGATTTTTAAGAAATGACTTATGAGCTTTCTAGCCGTCGAACCGTCGACACCTTTCATTCAGCCGTCACCCGCTGCCGCCATTGTCGAAAACGATGGTTTCTACGTGGACATCCAGCTATCCCAGATGCGCGACGCGGAACGCCTGGACGGCACCGTGACCGATGTACGGCTGCGGCAGGCGGTTGTGGCCGCCGTCCTGCACGTCAACAACGAGCTGCGCGACTGGAAGCTGGGGCAAGTCGCCGCCGGCTATCTATCTCTGACAGCCGTGCCGGCGGACCGGATCGACCGGGAAAGCATTCTCATTGCCCACTACCGGCGCGCCGTCTATTGCTGGGCCAAGGCGGATCTGACCGAGAGATATCGCGATTTCGACAGCACCGCGTCATCCCTGAACGACAAGAAGACCATGGAAGCGCTGGACTTGGCACCGAGCGATCAGCGCCGTAACGCCCATTGGGCTATTGCCGACATCCTAGACCGGCCTCGCGTCACAGTGGAGCTGATCTGATGCAGGTACGCGCCCAACAACACGACACGCTGGATCTGCTGTGCTGGCGTCACCTGGGCGCCACCGCCAATGTAGTCGAGGCGGCCCTGGAAATGAATCCCGGCCTGGCCGACTACGGGCCGGTCCTGCCGCACGGCCTCCTGGTCACCCTGCCCGAACCTACCGCAACCCCTACTAAAACCGCCCAGGTCATCAACCTGTGGGACTAACCGGAGCATCCCCTATGGCAGAACCCAGCACCACCACCCTCGTCGTGACTACCGCCGCCGGCATTGGTCTGTCGTCGCTATTTCCCGGCATCGACGGCAATGCGTTGATCGGCGCCTTTGCCGGCGCCACCCTGGTGGCGATCTCCAGCAAGAATTTACCTGTCCTACAACGCCTGGCCTATATGGCAATCTCGCTGGCTATCGGCTACCTGGCCGCGCCCGAGGTCATCAACAACACGCCGCTGAAACAATCGGGTGTGGCCGCCTTCTTCGCGTCGGCGGCGGCCATCGCCCTGACGCTGCACGGCATCGATCTGATCAAGACCATCGAGCTGCCGGCATGGATCCGCAAGGGAGGCGACCATGACTAACACCCTGACCATGCTGGCGCTGTTCTCTTACGCCAGCACCTGCCTCCGGTTGCTGTGCTACCGGCGCGGCCTGGCTAACCATCGTTTGCATATTTCCCTGGTGGCCTGGCTGCTGATTGTAGCTACCGGCACTAGTGCCCTGGAAATCTTGCTCGACCACGGCCGCGCCTCCTTCGGCGAGGCCGGCATCGCCTTGACCTTGTGCTACCTGGTGCATCGCGCCCAGGGCAACGTCGCCAATATCATCAGGAACATGCAATGACTGTATCGACATCGCTTACCGAGCATTTCACCTTGGAAGAATTCACCCGCAGCGACAAGGCGCGTGAGTTAAGGATTAACAACACGCCGGCGCCGACCATCGTTGCCAACCTGCGGCGGCTGGCAAAATTTAACGAGCTGGTGCGCCTGGAGCTGAAAGGTGCGGCGATGGTGATTTCCAGCGGCTATCGCTGTCCTGCGCTGAACCGAGCAGTCGGCGGCGCGGCCAACAGCGCACACCTGGATGGCCTGGCGTGCGACTTCAAGGCGCCGGCATTCGGCACGCCGATGGCGATCTGCCAGGCGCTCGAAAGATCCACTCTACAATTCGACCAGTTGATCTATGAGCGGGTCGGCGGCGCCGTATGGGTCCACCTGGGCATTGCGGCCGAGGGTAAGACACCGCGCCGCCAGGTGCTGACCATCGACAGCCGCGGCACTCGGATCGGCCTATGGAACTGATTGTCAAAAGCCTGATATCGGCCTTGTTTGTCGGCGCGCTATGCCTGGTGATCTACGTGCAGCGCGGCAGTTTGAACGTCGCCCAGGAGCGTGTCGAGCGTGCAGAACAAGCCACCCGCGACCGAGACGGCACCATCAAGACGCTGACGGACACGGCGGCCAGGAACAAGCAGGCCGCCGCCAAGCTGCAAGACGACCGCGACCGCATTTCCGCCACGCTTACCGAACGAGAAAACCTGATTGAAAGCCTTCAACATGACAACGCCACTATTCGCAGCTGGGCCGATACTCCTTTGCCTGACGCTATTGCCAGGTTGCGGGAGCGTCCCGCCACCACCGGCGCCGACAATCTCCCTCAACGCCTGCCCGGTAGTGGCACGCTGCCAGCTGCCGGCGGCAGCGCCCAAGACTAACGGCGCCATGCATCTCACCCTGGAGCGCACCGAGGCTGCCTGGAAAACCTGCGCCGCCGAAGTCGACATGATTTACTTTTGCCAGCAGGCCGCCGATGTACAAGCCCAGAAGCCTTAGAGCGCATTTGAAGGCGGCCATTGCCGACCTGACGCAGAACCCCGACAAGCTGCTGGTGTTCGCCGATGAAGGCAATACAGTGGCCACTGGCACCGGCTCCCTGTCGTTTGAGTATCGGTATAAGCTCAACATCATCATTACCGACTACAGCGGCAACGCCGATGCCGTCATGGTGGCGTTGCTGGCCTGGGTCGAGGTCCACCAGCGAGACTTGCTGGACAATGTTGATCTGCGAAAAACCGGTATCGGCTTTGATGTCGATTTCAACAACCATCAAACGATTGATCTATCGATCAAACTGGCCCTGACCGAGCGCGTGGTGGTAAAGAGGGGTAACGATGGCCGGCTGGACGTGCGGCACCCAGCGGAACCCCTGCTCACCCCAGTCTATACGGATCAATTCTGGCAAGCCTATGCCGGCGATTCATTGATCGCCGAATGGCACATGCCAGCGGATCCGCATTGAGCGACGACCTGCGCGCCATCGAGCAATGGGCCGGCGCACTGCTGGCCCGCCTCCAACCTGCTCAGCGCCGCGTGGTTACGCGGAAGATTGCGCAGGATCTGCGGCGCAGCCAGGCGCAACGCATCGCCAGTCAGCAGGCGCCGGACGGCGCACCCTTTGCTGTGCGCAAACAGCGCAAGAATCTACGGGGCAAACAAGGGAGAATCAAACGGCAGAAGGCCGCGATGTTTGAAAAACTGCGCAAGACCAAGACCCTACTGATGG